TCTCGAACGGGTCCGTTCTGATGATTACCTTTTCGGGGTCCAGTTCGGCATCGAAGTGCTTTCCCAAAATTGCGACGATTTCACTCTTTTCTAAAATAAGCCTCATTGGATTACCTCCGCGGTAGCTATGGTGCGCGTGACATTACGTTTGTACTTACACCCGGCGTCAAAGACTTCGATACCTTTCGGAAGGCAAACCGTTTGACGGTCACACGTGATGCACGCAATTTTATTCGTGAGCGTGGCTGCGACGTCCTTCTTCTCATTCAAGGCGACGATCTTGAAGCTGTCAACGGTTCCGTCGGCAACGAGGCGGTAAACGATGGTCTTCTGCGTTTGCCCAGCTCGGTAATTGCGGTCGATGCTCTGGAGGTAATGTCCCAGAGACCACGGTAGTGCGTAGTAGATCATGTAGGTAGCGGCGTTCAGCGTTATGCCAACCCCCGTTGCTACTTGACCCAGGTAGACCTTACACGTTGGAACCGTATTGAACTCGTCCATACGCGCTTGAACGTTTCCTCCCGTTGAGCCGTCAACGCGTACGTGAGGTACCTTTTTGGTATCCAGCAGCTCTGAGATCATGTCTAGCTCTGCGTGGTACAGCCCCCAAATGATTATCTTGGAGGTGTCGTTCGCCAAGATGGTGTCGAGCAGATCCGACAACACGTCTAGTTTTGGATTCTCTTTGAGAACGTTGAGAAAGCTCTCAGGTGGCTTTTGTACCACACTACACCGAGGGGTGTAGGGCAAAATATTGGCGTCTACGCACTTGGCCAAGTGAGTACACGTGTCGCAGATCCCTTTTTCTTTCCGGCTGTCGAGCACAAAACCCGAAGTCACTTGGGCCAGCTTGTTGAGCAGGACGGCGGCGTTCTGCACCGAGAGAGTGCTCTGTTCGCTGAAGAACTCCTCGAGGTTTACCTCAAGACTTTCCACCAGCGTGTTGTAGAGCTTCTTCTGCTCCGCGGAGAGTATGACGGGGACGTCGATTACGCTTCGAGGGGGTAGCGTCAAACACTCGTCTTTGGTTTTACGAATGGCGACGCGTTGAACCCGTTCGTTCAGGATTCCCAGATTTTTGTATCCCGTCACAATTCGTTTGTTCCAGATGGCGCGAACCAGGAACATGTCGGAGAACTTGAGCCAGTCCTCTGGGATGATCGCCGGGGACAAGAACTTCATCTGCGGGTACAGGTGGCGAGGGTCACCCAAGGTCGGCGTACCCGACATCAGGTAGCGGCGTCCTGCCTGCTTGGATAACGCCAGGGAAGCTTTGGTCTGTTGCGACGAGATGTTGTTCAGGTTGTGGGATTCATCAGCTACGATGATCTCGTAGTCGACGTCCTTCAACCACTGTGGGCTTAGCTTCGACTCCTGCTCCGCGTAACGGCACACCTGGGCGATTGGCATCCCCAAGGCCCATGCGAGAGCCAATTCAAATTGGCGCTCTGGATCCGAAAGAAAGCGTACCCCACGGACGAGTGTCTCCAGTCCGCTATTACTCAAAGGTACTCCGGCGGCCTGCGCTGCCTTGAAGGCTTTGAGCGTCGCAGGGTAGAGACGTGGGTAGCCAAGGCTTCTAGCAGTACCGTAACTGCACACTAGAACGTCCCACGCCTTGTACCGTGAAATGATACTTAGTTTCTGCTCAGGTGTTCCCATGACCGCAATGGCCTTGAGCTCGCCCTTGGCGTGGGTCTCTACCTCTCTAACCCAGTTCTGCACAGTGACCTTGGGGGTGATGACCAGCATGCGCTTACCGGGGAAGCAACGTTTGAGGTCGATCAGAACCTTCGTCTTGCCGGTTCCCGCATCAAAATAGAGGGCGAAGCGGGGGAACTGCAGGATGGTCGACAACGCCTCAACCTGGTGGTCAAACGGCTTTGTCGCGAATACAAACCCCTCTGGGAGAGTGCGCTCAGCCAGCCGTTGTGGTACAGCTTCCAGGAGAGAGGTTTGTGCTAAGGCTTCTGGCGTGAACGTAGCAGTTGGGCAGACCCGCTTAAGATCGGCAACAGCCAGGAGGCCAAAAGGTGGGTATGCAAGGACTATCCAGCGCTGCCCTGCCTTATCGAAGCTGCTGCCGTGAACACGACCAAAATCAGGGTGGGGGCTGGGAATTGTGAAAACGGGCGTGCCGTTGATGTGCTCCAGCGAAACTAAAGGCATAGTGATTTTTCTCCGGCGACCCTAAGTTAGGGGGTACAGTTGTACCCCGAGGAACTTGAATGGCTGACACTCCGAACACAGACTCGATGTCCTCTTTTGACAGAGCGGCGTCGCACCCAAACCCTGCATTCGATTTTCTTACAGGGTTCGTTCCTCGTAAGCTCAAGGATCTCTTCAAGTGGTGTGAATACCTCCTCTACAACAGCGCGCACGTCTACGCGGCACTTCGAAAGTTTGGTGAACTGGTCGTTACCGATATCGAGTACGGTACCTCGAATGAGGCGCTGCGGCGTAATTATCGCCGTCTATTCGAAAAGACGCTAAAGATCAAGAGCGCCTTGTTAATGGCTTCCCTGGACAAGCACGTCTACGGTAACCACTTCACCTCGATCTACAAGCCGTTTGTTCGAAGTCTCAAATGCCCCCAGTGTCAACAGCTGACCGCGATCAACCACGTCGACTACAAATTCGACTTGAAGGCCCTCTCCTTCACGTACCACTGCACCAAGTGCCGTGCCGCGGTGAAGGGCGCAGTAGTCGACCGAAAGATTCTTGCTGCCAGCAAAGTCCACATCATTCGCTGGGACCCGAAGCTGATGGACATCGACTACAACCCGATCACTGGTCAGTCGGTGTACTACTACAACATCCCGCAGGATATCAAAGATCAGGTAAAGTCTGGGTCGAAGCATCTCATCAACGGGATGCCGATGGAGTTCCTCGAGAACATCCGCGACAACAAGACGTTCCGCTTTGAGAAGGATGCCCTCTTCCACATTAAGGTCGCCAGCCCGTCAGGCATCGACCAGCAGTGGGGCTTCCCGCCACTAGCCTCTACGATCAAGCTGTTCCTCTACACGATGGTCCTCCGCAAGGCGAACGAGGCAATCGCCTTGGAGCACGTCGTACCAATGCGCATTCTTCACCCCGCGCAGCACGGGGCTCAAGATTTCACGCAGATGATTTCCTTGGCTCGTTGGCAAGAGGAGATGAAGTTCAACATCAAGCGTTGGCGTCGAGATCCTCTGCACATCATGATGGCACCTGTCCCCGTTGGCGTCGTCAACATGGGAGGGGAGGGCCGGGCGATGCTCACATTGGGAGAGCTCCAGGAGGCCGAGAAGAGCATCATGGCTGCCTTGGGTATCCCGCAGGAGTTCTTGTACGGAGGCCTAACCAAAGCTGGCATGGAAGCGACCCTTCGCTTGATTCAGAACCAGACGCAGGGCCACGCAGATGACATGAACGATCTGCTGCAGTGGTACACCGACCAGATGTCGAAGTTCCTGGGGTGGGAGAAGATCGAAGCAAAGTTGTCCCCGCTCAACATGGTGGACGACACCGAGACGAAGGCTACGCTCATCAGTCTCGCCAACGGGCAAGCGGGGCAGCAGTACGTTTCGATGACCACCGTCCTGGAGCGGTTGGACATCGATCTGGATGAGGAGCGGGAGAAGCGTCTCCAAGAAACCTTGGATGAGGCGCGTCACCAGCAGCGCGTCAACAACGAGGTGCAGAAGCTCCAGAACAACCTGGCGCAGCAAGTCCAGCAGCAAGCGAACAGCGCGCAGGGGCTGAACTACGACCAGCAGGCGGTCATCGCTCAAGCCGATCAGCTAGTGCAGCAGCTCATGGGGCTCGACCCTGGCTCGAGGCGGTCGCAGATGCACAGCCTCCAAGCGGAAGACATGGTCATGTACTCGGTCGTCGTGCAACGTCTCGAGGACATGCAGAACCAGCAGGGGCAGCAGGCGAAGTCTCAAGCTGGCGCACAACAACCCGTCCAATAAGGAGTCGTACGCACTATGCCGATTAAACCGGACGCCGGATCAGATTTCGCAGCTATCCTTAACGCTGCGGCTCAAGTTCCCACCTCAGTTGAAAATCTGGGGAAAGACTTGCCGGATGGTTTCCCCCTTTCCATGGGTGAAAATCATCGCATGGTTGAGTCCGAGGGTGACGGGATCATGGGCATGGCGGCCTTTGATTTC